CTTAACTTCGTTAGAATGACTCATTAGTTCTTTAGCTTCTCCATTAGACTTTTTCATTTGCAATGGGTGATTAGTTAGAAATATAACTTCACACTTAGTCTCCCCTGCAATATCATTAACCATCTTAAACAGATTTCTATATTCTGTTCTAAATCCTTCATATAAAATGACTGGAGAATAGTTAATGTGTACTTCCCATCCTAGCTTTCTTAACCTGTTTATATCCTCTATCCTTGACTGTATGCTTTGCATCTTTGGCTCAAGAATATCTGAATATGTCTGAGGCATTACACTAACTCTAACCCTTGGTTTCTTATTAAAGTGATTAACATCAAGCTTTAACAACCCAGGATACTTAGTGGCCATGGTACTGTTTATGTCATCATAGTCGTCATACATCTTAAGGTAATCTATAAGAGGTATTGGACAATGCTTCTGCATAAGAACTAAATCTGTATTGCATGCAACATCTACCATTTTGTAAACAGGGTCCTGCTGATCAGGAACTTTCTTGTAATTCTTAGCCCACTCATAAACAGAGCTGATTATGTCTAGGACATTTGTATTGACAAATACCCTGACTCCATTGTATCTAGACATATAACAATAAGTGTCAACGCAACCTCCAAAGCATCCGTAGATTAAATTTGGAGCAATTGCGTTAGCACTATTGTCATTAAATTTAGTTACTAGTGTTTTAGTGACTTGGTATCTTATCATATTTAAAATAACTTAATGTAAACACCAGGGTTCTCTTTATCCACTGAGTAGAGTGGAAACTTCCTTGGGTCTGATTGATTAATTAATTCTCCTGTTATACTCATAGGAACAGGAAATACAAACCTGACATTATCATCCTCAATAAAATCATGAGCAGTCATTAAGTCTTGTAGTATTTCAACACTGTTACTAAAGTCAAAGAGTCTTTTGCTATTACGCACTTGATGATATCCTATTATAATAGGATCATCTTTACCTGATTTCATTCCATCAAACGCAGCTCTCATAGCTTCAAATTGATTAGGCCTTTTTGGGTCTACATATCCTTTAACTGTCTTTTTACGAGAGTTAAATCCTTGTATGCCTATAGATCTAAGAAATTTAGAAACAGTAGGAGACGAGAAGATTCCTCTACTCGTCTTTACCTTACTGTTCTTTAAGCTTGGGATGTTGCCCGGGATAAAAATCATGTCTTTTATCTGCTTTCTTTTTAACATTAATGTTCAGTTTTTTGTTTACAATAATTAAATTTACTTGTGTTGCTGTCATAAGCTACACACTGGCCAGCACTTCTGTATTGATCAAATGATGTATCACTATAACCTGAGTCAAATGTGGTTCCACCAATACCAATCCAGAATGCTTGCTTACTATAAGTATTGCAATTGTCATAACCATCTGTAATAATAACACTGTTGTTACCATTAAGTTTGATCATTTCAACTACTTTATTAAAGTTAGTTCCACCAGATTTAGAAAAACTAAGAATTGTAACTTCATTGACATTGTCTATTTTGTATAGACTTCCATCAAAGAAATATAAATTCTCAATCATTCCCATTCTATGTAAAACCATAGCAATACCTTTTGCAAGGTCAATCATTCTAATATTAGCTCCTTCAAAGCATTCTTCAGATGTCATAGAGCCAGAGCAGTCAAGATATAAATCTATCTTACCCTTGTATATTCTACTTTCATTACCTGCACTCATGATCTCAGCATTTTTAAATACTGGGTGAAGAAATTCAAGACCAAATAGATCTTCGCATTCTTCACAATCAAATAAAGATTCTTCAACTCTCTTGAATTTAGTAGAGAAGTAGTTCATAGACTCATTAAGTATTTTCTCTAAAACTTTACGGATACTATCCTTGTTTATAGAAACGTTATTTAATCTGCCTTTTAACTCTTCAATTTTCTCTAAGAACTCAGGATCATTATTCATAAGATCCTTCATTGCTTCCTTTCCCAATTGAGACTCCAAGTCTTTAATTTTATCATCAGCAGAGTTCTTTGCATTTTCAATCCTCTTAGTATTCTCGTCCAAGATTTTGTCAATCATGTCTTCAACAGAACTTCTGTTAGATGAACCAGACTCTTTACTTGCACCAGTACTAGGATCTCCAGGACTATCATTACCTTGACCTTCTCCCTTTCCTTCTCCATCATCTTTCTGATTAGGATCCATTTTAGATTCTAAACCTTCAGATCCATCACCACTACCATTTTGCTGTTGCTCCTCCCTTATCTCATCATCAACTATCTGCAATGCTAATGCAAGTTCTCTAGTTAGAATCTGTGTATATAAAGGTGAATCAACTGTAACAATTTTTGTAAGAGAATCATATACTTTGTCAAGCACTTTATGTCTTACTCCGTTGTCATTGTTGGTAGGTCTTCTCTTAACATCTTTGTTTACGTAAATACTGTAAACATCATTGATAAGATCTTGTGATAGAGTGCATTCTTTGTTAGTTCTTTCTCAACATAATCTCTAATCTTCTTAAGTCTCATTTCTTCGTATGCTGTTACGCCAGGTAACACAACGTGCTTGTCTTTTCTGTATCCAAATACACCTTCCTCAGCGTTTTGGAATCTCGCATAAGGATCATAGGAGGGGAATGATCCCCCTCCTAATTCATCCTTCTTTCTATTAAAGATACTCATTAGTAAGCTGTATCTTGAGCTTGAGACAATACACTTTCATCGTCAGATGACTTTAAGAAACTTAATTTAGCTTCCTCTTCAGCAATTCTAATTTGTAGATCTGCTTGATCATGCTCAGTAATGTTACCAGCTTTGCTAGCTACACCATAAGCAATTTCAAGTTGATCGTATTTAGAATTGTACTCTTCAGTACTCATACACTGACCAATAGCATCAACTAGATCATATAGTTCTCTAACTTCTTTAGGAACTAGCGTCTTAGCTAATTCTTTTGCAACAGCTTTACCTACTAACAACTCAGCGGTTTTAACTAAACCTCTGTCTTCATTCATTCCCCAAACAATCATAACATTCTTAACAAGCGTAGGTAAAAATGATAGAGCTCTGTCTGATAACTCACTATGAGCTACATCTAGAACTTTCTTAAGCTTACCTGAACTTAATGTTATTGCATCAATGTCAGAAGATTCTGGCAATCGAATATCTTGAGACTGAGTAAAAGCTTTACCGCCTTTGTCGTAGTATCCTAGCATGTCTGCTTGAGACAATCTAGTAACTTCATGCGTAATTAGAAATCTATCCCAGAATGGTGAGTCAACCTCATCATCAGGAATTTCATTACAAGTAGCAATAAAGTTTGTCCATTGACATGGCACTTTCTCTGTACCATTAAATAAAACACGCTCGTTCATAATACCTAGCAAGCTGTTTCTTAAAGAGGCTGATGCTTTGTCAATCTCGTTAATAACAACTACTTTGGCATTAGTAATAGGTGAATTAATTTTGTATTTGTTAGTCGTAGTAAGGGCTTCTAAATCAATATTACCCTTCACTGCATTACTTCTAGTTCCTTCATCTGTTTCTAATAGAAACAAATCTGATGAATTAAGTTTTCCTAGTGAACCTTTTGCAAAGTCAATTACAGCTGCTGTTTTAGCAACTCCAGGAGGTCCTATTAGTAATATTGGCGTTCTTACAGCCTCACCTAGAGCCATGACTCTAAATGTTTCTTCTTTCTTCAATAAATTGGTATTAATAACTCTTTTAATCATGATTTGGTTTTTTAATTACATTATTTGCTTTAATTCCTCTTGTCTCAATTGTTCTTTTATAAGTCTTAAGAGTAATTCTTTTAAGCTTTCACCATCATACATCTCTATATAGTCTGACGGATCTTTCGCTTGGTATTTATTGGGTATTTCAATCTGTAGGAATCCAGTTTGTTCTGATAATTTCAGACCTCCTTTTCTTCCTGGGTTATTAGGATTATCAAAGTCATTGTCATACAAGACAAAAACTTCTTTAAATCTACTTCTTAGCTCGTCTACTACATTATCTTTAGGTTTAACACCTTCGCTCTGCAATGAGCATGATGTGACGAAATTAGAAGGGAATAGACTTTTGATAACAGCAGCATCTTTCCTGCTACTTGTTATTATACACATATTTCCTGTATCAGGTAATTGTGTCCATAACTCCCATGTTGAATAATCATTATTATTCATCCACTTATTTTCTTTATCTGCATTTGGCTGATAAATCTTAAAAGTTTGATTACCATCTTTTTCTTCCACAAAAGCATAGGATAAATCCTGTGCAAGTGTGCAAGCACCATTAACAAAGTAATGAGATATTGGATATATATGTTACAATACTCTAATTGAGCTTTTGTTAATCCATATTTACCTTGCCAATAATCTTTATCTCTAAGTTTCCAGTCTCTAACAGTAACACTTATTTTGAGTCTTGAATGCTTAACCGTAGTTGCAGTATTCTTTTTATCAACATAACTCAATATTGGAGAAGAATCAGAAGATGAATCAACTAATTGAAATTGACTTAAATTAAAGTCTCTTGCAATTTTGTTAAACACATCTGTTTTCTTTTGTATATTAAATAGTCTCATCACAAATAAGAAACAATCTCCAGATTCACCTGTGGCAAAATCTTTAAAGAATATCTTATCATGCTTTTTACTATGGAATACACTAAATGATGGTTTTGTATCCTCTCTTAAAGGACTGCTAATTGGTTTTCTAGGAACTCCTCCTAAATAAAATTCAAATATTTCAAAGTCTGAAAGACAACCCATAATATCATTAGCATTGGGCAAATATTTTATTACTTGACTTTTTCCAAAGGCCATAAGAAATTATGTTTAAAATAAAAAGGGACTGTAAAAATACAATCCCTTTTAAAATTAGTATTTAGTTAAATTTAGCTTAACCAATCATCTGAATTATCGACATCAGCGTCAGAAGTATCTGCTGTTGCAAATACATCTGCTTGGTCAGTATTTCCAGAAGAAATGCTAGTTGGAATTAATTCAAATTCACGAACTGAAAGATCTCTTGCACCGAAATCTACATTACCAAAAGCACCTGCTGCAACTGCTTCATCCAAATCCTTAAGGATATAGGTGAATTTAGAAGCTTTAGCACTTGGTATTGTGTATTGACGCAAAGTATGACGGTTGAATGTAGTTTGCACTAGTTTACCGTCTCCTTTAGTTTTAACACCTAACAATACTCCAACTTTGTTGTTTGTACTACCAATTACATTACGTAATAGTGTTACATCTCCAGCAAAGATAGTTTTCCATTCTTCTTTAGAAATCTTAGCATAACACTCAGATGGATCACTAACCTTACTTGTATCCCAAGGAAGATTTAGTAAGTTAACTAAGAAAGAAATCAATTCAACTTCTCCACGCTTAGCAACTTTTACTCCATCGTTGTTGTACCACTGCATGTTTGGTGGCATGTTTCCACTCTTGATAGACTCTTCTGTTAACCAGGTGTCTTTACCAAATGAATTTATAACCTTAAACTTTCCAGTTTGAGATTTGTGATGTGTATTTCCAACATAGAACTGAATCTTTGTCTTTAAATCACCTTCTTCATTTGATAGATAGAAATCTAATCTAATCTGTGGAACTTCTCTTTCTCCATCTCCATCAGAAACTGTTGTTGTTCCGACATACTCTGGATCAAAGTTAATCTCACGGCCATATATTTCTTCCAACTCATCTTTAGAAGGATTAACTCCTACTACTTTAAAGTTTTCTGCCCCTGTGTATAACTTCTTTGCACTACCTGCAGTTACTTCTTGTCCTGCTCCAAATCCTGTACTCATATTTTATATGTATTTAAAATTTGAGGGTCTTTTAAGGCGACCCTCTTTACCTATAGTTAATTAATAATTAAGCCCATTCGTTAGTTTCTACTGCCTCTTGTACTGGCTCATCTGGCTGTACTTCTGGCTCTACTTCTTCCATAATTGGATCATTGAGTTCAGCAGTTGCTACCTCGTTAATAACAGAATTAGTAACTTCTTCTACAGACATCTCGCCAGTATTAGTTTCAATAATATCTGATGAAGAAACTATAGGAGATAAAGCATAAGCTTCAACTTCTGTAGAATCAAACTCAGTTAATTTAAACTCAATATTAGTAGAGTCATCTCTTTCTAAGAAATTAAATATCTCGTTACAAGCATGAGTAGAGCTAATAGCCTTACCTTTCTCTGATGTATCTTCTCCAAAAGAAACTCTGTTTTTAGAAGTCTTGTAAGTTACATCAACTTCTGATCCTAGGTTAGCTGCATTGGCAAGCAATACTCTCTTTGGAGAATTATCACCCATCTCTACAGATGCAAGAACAAGTTGTTGAACTGTTCCAACTTCACAATTTAGCAATTCTGCTGCTTTAGTGTTCAATAGTATTCTTCTTGATTTCTTAGCACCTTTCTGGCCTTCTATAGTAACCACTGCTAAATCTGCGTATTTATCATTTGTTGTTGTTGTCGGATTTTGACCTAGTCTTTTAGTTCCGAAAATAATTGTTGCATTCATAATCTTTGTTGTTTTTTAATATTAGTTTTTAATTTATTTTAATTTACTATCCTTCTTCGTACTTTGTAATAGCATCTAGTACTGCAAGCATATCGTTATCTACGACATCTCCTGCAAACATACCATCAGGACTCTTTGCCATATTAGTTGTATTGTTTTGAGTCATGAATCCGTAATGGATATCATTACCTTTCTTCTCAACAATAGTCTCTAGTATTACACCGAACATACCTTCTGGCTTAACTACATCTTGTACTAATTTACCACCTGGTACACCAAATACAGTTTTGTCTACTCCATTAAAAGATTTAGTCTCTGTGTGTGCCATAACTATTACAGTTAGATCTTCACGTAAAGGGTCAATACCTTTTAATGTTTTGTATACATTTTCTCCCATTTCTGTGAACTTTGCATAACCAACTGTTTTAGCTTTGTCCATAAACTCGCCAATCATAGCATAAGTAATAGTGTCTATTACAATTGTTTTGATATCAGCTCTGTTTTTACTTACAAATGACATAGCTGCTCTAATTTTCTCCCAATTTGTAGTTTTCAAATAATTACAAGTGTTAGGATTAAACATACCTGCTTCATCTTTCATTATGTAATTCTTCTTCCAACCTCTAAATGGAGGTGCTTTCTCGTCAGGACATATAATAAATGTCGTTGTTGGGTCTAATGTTCTCAGTGCATAGGTTTTACCTGTACCACTGTAACCCGTAATCAATAGTTTGTTTGCCATTTTTTAAGTTGTTTTGGTTTTTAATTTATTTTCACTCTCTTCGTAAGCAGCAGTCAGTAGATCTTTTGACATTAAGAATGCAAGCTCTCTTTTAGAGAATGCTCTTTCTATCTTTTGTGCTACATATGCTACTGGGTTTTCATTGTCAGAATCTATTACTAGATCTGTAAACAAACCTGCATGTCTTTCTTTAAAAGATTCAAGATCTGTAATCCCACAGGATACCAAATCACTTTCAAAGTTAGTCATATCATAGTCTGCATGTTCTGGAATTTCAGGATCATCCTTACCTTCCTTTCTATTAAAAAAATCACTCATTTGTATTTTTATTTTACTTATTTGTTAACGATTTTTGTGTTGGTAAATATACCACTTTTTTTACTTATTGACAAGGTTATTAACAGATTTATACTATATTTAGTTGTCTAATTTTATCTACTAAATCTTCGATAGAACCGTCATTTTCTATTACATAGTCAAATCCATCATAATCATCTAAAGCTGTTTCTGATAGGTGAGGGTTTACATCAATAGCTCTTGTACCATTATCTCTATTAATCCTAATAACAATACCACCTCTATCTTTAATACCTTTAACTTCATTAGGAAATCTAACATCTGTTATTATCCATTTAGGATAAACCCAAGAGCCTTTTATATTTTTACCTGCAGAACCTTTATAGTCAAATCCTAAAGGGTTATAATCAGCAAACAAAGCATTTACCCATATATTAGGGTGAATAATCTGTCTACCTGCTTCAGTACCTAAAAGTT